GCGGGCAGCGGCGGCAGCGTCCTCACGGCCGCCACGGCCGCGCAGGGCACCCTCACGGCACGAGACCAGCGGACAGGAGGACCGAGTTGAGATATCCCCTCGGTCAGCCGCTGACCATCGGCCCCATCACCGTGCAGCAGCGGAACACCGACGGCACCTACAGCCTCGTCGACGCCGGGACGCTCGCCACCGTCGTAAAACTCGCCGCCGCCGACGGCACCCAGACCACTACCGGCACCTACTCGACGCCCACTCACATCAGCCTGGGCAAGTACCAGCAGGATGTACCCGCCGCTGACCTGACTGTCATCGGTCATTACCAGTGGGTGGCGACATCGACCGGCACCGGCGCCGGGGTGGCCCGCGGCGAGTTCGACGTGTTCGACCCGTTCGAGACCGCCGTCCTCCCGCTGCAGGACGCCAAAGACCAGGTCAACATCGCCCAGGCCACGACCGCGTACGACACCGAGCTCCAGTCCTACATCGACACCATCGAATCCAATCTTGAGCGCGCGCTCGGCGGCCCCGTCGTGAACCGCACGGTGACCGAGCGGGCCGAGATGATGTCCGGGCAGACCGTGATCCTGGTCCGCCAGCGGCCCCTCGTGTCGGTGACGCAGATCCTGTCAGCGTCCGGGACCGCGATCGACATCTCCGGCGGGCTGGACCTGGACGTCAACGCCGGGGCGATCCGGCGGAAGCTGGGGCTGCCGTTCTACGGCCCGTTCTTCACCTGGCTGCCGCAGGTCACGGTGATCGCCGTGGCCGGGTGGGGCACGTCCGTCCCCGCGGCGTTCAACAGCTTCGCGCGGATCGTGCTGGCTCATCTGTGGTCCAGCCAGCACGGCCCGTCTAGCCGCCCGTCGATGGGCGGCGAGGAGATGACGACGATCCCGGGATTCGGGTTCGCGGTCCCGAACATGGCCGCCGAGCTTCTCAACGGCTCCCAGGGCGGCATCCCGTTCCTCGATGAGGCTTTCGTCTAGTGACTTCCGTCATCAGCAAGGTCCCGGCTGCACTGGCCTACCTCGCTGACCTGTTCGCCGCCGCCTCGACCCTGGGCACCGCGACGCCGCCGGTCGCCGTCTATGACGGCCCGCAGGCCACCGCGGCCGTGAGCCAGCTGACCCTGTGGGTCGGCCTGGACGACCCGGATGCCGATGGCGGGACGCTGGCCGCCACGTCCGAGCGGTACTGGTCCGGGCTCGGCGGCCAGGGCGAGCTGATCACGGTCGCGTGCGCGGCGGAGGCGTGGTCCGGGGAGGAAGGCATCCGGGCGCAGCGGGCCGCGGCGTACGGGATCGTGGCCGCCGTGGAGGCGCTGGTCCGCGGCGACGCGACGCAGTTCGGCGGCAACGGGCTGACCGCCGACCCGGGCGTCACCAATAGCGAGCTGCGGCAGGACAACACCGACCAGGGCCCGCTCGCCCGGGTAACTTTCCAGATCGTTCTCAGGGCGCTTTGACCACCGGAAGGGACACCCCGTATGGCCACCTACCCAGTCCAGGCCCCGGTACACCGGCCCGCGGCCGGGATCACCCTCCAGGCCGCCACGTCCGGGGATCTCGCCCCGACCGGCGCCGGGGTCGCGCTGCTCGTCGTCAACGGCGCGACCTCGACCACCGTCACCCTCGTCCCGCTCACGTTCGACGGGATGAGCGTGACCTTCCCCCCGGTCGCGATCGCGGCGAACTCGGTCAACCTGATCCCGCTCCCGCCGTCGGTGTACGGGCCCTCGACGGTCACGGTCACCTACGCGAACGTGACCACGCTGACCGGCACGGGCCTGTCCGGCGTCGCGGTGGTGACGATCCCGTGAGCGACGTTGAGGCATACCACCCGGGCACGGACGCGTATGCGACGGTCCCGGAGGAGGCGCTGTCGCACCTGCGGATCTCCGGGTGGCTGCTCCTCGCCGAGCACCAGGCGAACCTGGCCGAGGCCGAAGCGCGCGAGGCCGTCGCCAGCAGCGGAAAGGCCACGTCAAAGAGCTCAGAGAAATAGGCTGGACTCAACATAAAAAACGACCCCGGCGGCGCGTCAACGCCGTGATCCGGGGCCTGACCCCTGCAAGGAGGGGCTGTGGCCGATCATGCCACCAAGCACTGCGCGGGATGCAACACCACAAAGCCGCTAGAACAGTTCGGCGGAAGCGATAGACGGCGCCGGACCTGCCATGAGCGTGAAGCCGCGTACGCCCGCCGCCGTTATGAGGTCAACCGCGAGAAGGAACGCGAGAGGGGCCGCCGGTATTACGCGGCCAATCGCGAGCAAGCTCTGGAGCGGGCGTCTTGCTACACGGACAGCTTGCGTGCTGCCGTATTCAGTCATTACGGGTCAGCTTGCGCCTGCTGCGGCTCCACGGAGCGGCTGTCGATTGATCATGTGAATGGTGGCGGCCAGCGGCACCGCCAGGAACTCTTCGGGCGGCAGGGCGGCTGGGGCTTCTACGTCTGGCTGATCAAGCGAGGTTTCCCATCCGGCTATCAGCCGCTATGCCTGCCATGCAACTCAAGTAAAGGCTGCGGCGAGCGTTGCCGCCTTGATCACGCGACCTCAGACACGACATAAGAACGGCGCCTGGTAGCAACGGCCACGGCGTCAGCCAAGGAAGGGAAGACGCCATGGCCGCGCCGCCGATCGCCGCATCTAACAGGTTCATCCCCGAGGGGACCACCGTCTACTACTGGGTGGTCACGATGGCCACCTACACCGCGCCGACCAGGGCGGAGCTGAACGCCGGGACTAACCTGACGCCCGAGGTCGCGGACAGCGGCGCGTGGGCGATCACGTCCGGCGCGATCGACGCCCCGGACCTGGCGACCACGTTCACCGCGCAGATCCCCGGGAAGATCAGCGTGGACGGGGCGACGATCAACATGTACTCGGATGTCGCGGCGGCTGACGCGCGGGCGCTCATGCCGCGCAACACGGTCGGGTACATCGTCAAATTTCCCGGCGGCGACGTGGCCGGCAGAAAAATGACCGTCTTCCCGGTCAAGGTCGGGAGCGTGGCCGAGCCGACGGCGTTCGGTAACCCGACGACGCTCAACTTCGCCTACTACGTGAGCCGCATCCCGGGCGAGAACCTCACGGTCCCGGCCTGATCAGCAGCAGCGGCCTAGACTCAGGCGCGTTCTTCTTAACGATCCAGCCGTACGACTCGGCGTACCTGTGGACTTCCTGATAGCCGTCAACCCACTCGCCGACGAAGATGATCAGGGAGTCCGGGTTGATACTGCTGGCAGGCTCGCGGCGCAGCCGGGTGACGCGGCGGAATCGCTGGGCGCGGATCTTCTCATCCTCACCGCCACCGTGCGGGCTGCGGAAGATAGGGGAATCCGCGAGTACCCACATGCCCTCGGTGATCTCCTCACCGAACCGGATCTCGTCTTCGGCGGGGTTCATCCGGTAAACGGGGACGGTCATGCGCGGCTCAGCCACCGGAGCCCCCGCCAGCGCGGGGCTTGCTGCGGCGGTCCAGGCATGCCAGCACGTCAGCGCACCGGGGCTCGTCGCAGTGCTCGTCCAGCGGCCCGTCATGGCCGCACAGTCCGCATCTCACCGGGTCACCGGCCACAGTCAGCCCCGATCTTGTCCAGGCTGGCGGCGAAGTGCCTAGCGGTGCGGGCGGCGTTGAAGCCGTACAGCATCTCCACCCGGAACTTGGCCAGGTCCAGTGCAGCGAGGCTCACATCTGCCTGAAGCTGGCCGGGCGGCAGGCTGTTTTCGAGGTTCTGAAGCTGCCGCAGCGCAGCCTTCGTGCCAGACGGGTCAGCATGCAGGTCCGAGCGGATCGCGGCGGTAACCAGGGCTGCCTGCGCGCACCCGGCGGGAGCGGTGATAGTGGCCGCGGCCGTGGTGGCCACGGCCGGGCGGACAGCAGCGGAGTGACCGCCGCATCCGGTGATGATGAGCGCCGCGGCGATGGCCGCGGTTACGGTGCCGCAGCCTGAGATTCTCATGACGCCTCCTCGCGGGCGCGTGCCTCGGCCAGCAGGACGGACAGGGCGGTGGTGATGGTGATGCCGCGCGCACCGGCATAGGCCCGGAGGAACTCCCCGAGATCATCGCCGATGCGCACATGCAGGTCGTAGGTCACCGGGCGCCGCCGTAGGTGCCGGTGATGGTGGCGCGGTAGTGGCAGCCGTCGCGGAGGTTGTGGTGCTCCTGCCAGGACTGCAGTTCGTCGATCATGTTCGAGCTGGCGGCCACGTGGAACCGGACGGTCTTGCTCGCCCCGGCCGGGGTGCGGACGGTGCGGGTGGCCACGATGGGCGGGAAGCCTTCCTGCGGCCAGGTGATGCGGACACGGTCGATCGTGCCGACGTTGCCGGTGTTCTCCAGGTCGATCTCGCCGATCAGGTGACCGGAGATGCTGCTGCTGAAGTCGCTGGTCAGCGTGTAGTCGCAGGACCCGGAGTAGGTGCCGTCCGGGCTCGGCACCGGGGCGGGTGCCGTGTAGGTGCTGACGGGATTGGTGCTCAGCGCGGGCAGCGGCTGCTGCGCTGCCGCGGTCCTGGCGGGTGCCGGGCCGCAGGCTGCGACGCCGATGGCGATGGCCGCGCTGAGCGCGGCGGTGACGATGGCCTTCATGGTTTCCTCTCCCCGTTGTACATGGGTGGTACAGACCTGAACGGTACAACCCTGGTACCAGGGTGTCAAGTGACGGAAGGCCCGGATATGCCAGGACCCAGGTCCCACCGCCTCCCGGCCGGGCAGGGCATCTCCGTCGGCTCTCTCGGCGCGGGCGGCAGGCCGCTCCGTGATGCCGCGGACATCGTCGCCGCTGACGCCCGCACGTCCGCGGCCCGCTGGTCCCGCCTCGTCCCGCTGTCCATCAAGGTCAGCGTTAGCGGTGACGGGAAGTCGGCCACGATCACGGCCGGGGGCCCCGGGGCACCCCAGGCCGCCACGTTCGAACTGGGCCTGTCCCACCCGGTGTACGGCCGGCCGACGATGACCCGCAAGGAATGGACCTGGGTCAAGCAAATTGCCCGGCCCTACCTGGCCGCCGCGGCAGAGCGGCAGGCGACGAAGGCTGCGGACGTGTGGGGCAACGGCGTCATCACCGGGTGGGCGAAGAATCACGGCTTCAGATAGGAACCCCGCATTGATCATCAAGTTCGAGTACGACGGGAAGTCCTGGTCCTACGACGATGATTCGCTGACCATCAAGCAGGGCATCGCCGTCGAGGAGCACATCGGCGGCCCGCTGGTGGATTTCGATGAAGGGCTGGCAAGGGGCCGGGCGGCGTGCTATCAGGCGCTCGGGTGGCTGATCTTCCATGACGGCGACCCGGACATCCCCATTGAGGGCGTGGACTTCCCTGTCAGCAAGCTCTCGGCGCCGTGGCTTAACGCCCGGCTGGCGGCGATCCGCGAGGCGCAGGCCGCCGTGGATGAGGCGAAAGCCGCGGCGGGCCCTACCGCAGCGCCCTCCGGTCAGGGCGCATCGAGTACACGGGAGCCTTCGCCGAGGTTTTCGGGATCAGGCCGTGGGAAATCGACCGGCTCACCGTCCGGCAGTTCGACCACCTGATCCGGTACCTGATGAAGCGCGCGGGGCAGTAAGGGGCTTCTAATGGCACTGACCAGGGAAGTCAGCCTGAAGCTGTTCGCCGACACGGCGAAGGCCCAGGCGCAGCTGGATGCCATCGCCGCTGAGGCGGACAAGCTCGGGAAACTCAACCCGGAGATCCGCCCGACCATAGAAAAGTCCGCGGCGCTGCGGCAGCTCGCCGTCTTGCGGGCGGAGCTGAAGGCCGAGGGCGACAAGGCCGGGCAGGATCTCGGCACCGGGATCAGCGAGGGGACGAAGAAGGGCCTCGGCGGGGATCAGCGCGGCGGGTCGTGGATCGCCACGGCTATCGGGCTCGGCGCCCCGCTGACCGGCCCGCTGCTGGCCGGCGGTGCCGCGTTCGCGGCGTTCGGCGGGCTGGCGGTCGGGTCCATCCTGCCCATCGGGAAGGCCCTGACCGGCCCGGGCGGCCTGGCTGCCGGGTGGGTGACCCTGGACAACCGGCAGCGGAACGCGGCCCGGGGCCTGCTGGCGCTCAAAGACCACTACGACCAGCTGTCCAAGTCGATGGAGCCGCGCACGTTCCAGGTGTTCAACACCGCGCTGCAGACGGCGGATCAGCTGCTCGGACCGCTGGGGAAGCTGGCCGCGTCCTCCGGCGGGTCGATCGAGCATTTCCTCGTCCAGTTCGAGAACGATTCGGGGCTGCGGCAGTTCATCGGCTACGCGGGGACGGTCGCGCCGCAGGCGATCCGGCTGCTCGGCACCGACGTCACCACGCTGGTGCACACGATCCTGACCCTGGCGCAGGCTGCGGGCGGCGCGGGCCTGTTCGAGCTGAAGGTCCTGACCGCAGGGCTGCAGGCCCTGGACAAGATCATCTCCGTGCTGCCGGATCCGCTGGAGGGCGCGGCGCTCGGGCTCCTCGCTGTCGGGCTGGCCGCGAACAAGATCGGCGTGCTCGGCGGCCTGCTGAAGATCACCGGCGTCGCCGGGATGGGTGCCGCCGCGAAGGCCGCGGCTGCGGGCATGGGCGAGCTGAGCCTCGCGGAGAAAGGCGCCGCGGCGTCCGGGGCCGCGCTGGACGCGGTGTCGCCGCTCGGGTGGGCGGTCCTCGCCACCGGGGCGCTCACGGGCCTGGTGTTCTGGCTGAACTCCATGGGCACCGCCACCGGGCGCACCATCAAGACGCTGGAGGACCAGAACAAGGCCGTCGGGTTCAACACCGAGGGCTACTTCCGCGCCGCGACCGCGATCGGCAAGTACGCCGGCGAGAACAAGGGCGCGGCCGAGAACCTCGTCAACCTGCACACCGGCATGGTCACCGGCACCACCGACGCGGGGCACCTGTCCGGCGCCACCGACCAGCTGACCGCCGCGCAGCAGCGGCTGGTGACCTCGGGCAACAGGCAGAACGAGTTCCTGACCATCCTGCAGCGCAAGTACGGGATTACCGAGGAAGCGGCCCGGTCCCTGGCGTTTCATTCCGGGGTGCTGGCCAAGGACGTCAATAAGGGCGGCCAGTCGTTCAAGGACGCGGTCACGCAGGCGGAGGCGTACGGCAACGCGAACCTGAAGGCTCAGCGGCCCACGTCGCAGCTCGCGAAGGACATTCAGGACTACTCGAACAAGACGCTGACGGCCAAGGACCGGACCACGGCCCTCAGCGACGCGCTGAGCCAGTTCTTCAACCCGGCCGTCACCGCCGACCAGGCCCTTATCACGCTGGCAGGTGATGCGAAGGACGCGGCGAAGGCGCTGGACGCGGCTGGCGGCAAGACGGAGAAGCTGACCGGCAAGCAGGGCGCGGCCCGCGCGGCGTTCGACACTTACATCGGCCAGGTGGGGGCCACCGCATCCCAGGTTTTCGCGGCTACCGGGAAGACCAGCGACTACAACCGGATCATCGACGCGAACATCCCGCGACTGGAGAAGATGGCCGGGAAGAACAAGGCGCTGCGGAAGCTGATCCAGGACCTGATCAACACGGAGAAGGGCCTGAAGTCCGAGAACGTGCGCCTGACGGTCATGGCGCACGGCAAGTGGAACCTGTCGGGCCAGTCGCTGCCTGGCGGGTTCCCCGGCGGTACCGGCGCGGCCCGCGGGATGTTCATCACGGCGGGCACCACGCCGACCGCTGATGATGTCCTGGCCCGCGTGTCCAAGGGTGAGCTGGTCGTTCCTACTCAGATCGTCTCCTCCGGGGCCGTAGATCACCTGCGCGGGAAGATCCCCGGCTTCGCCTCCGGCGGCGTCGCCGGTTCCTACGCTGACGGTCTCGGCGGCCTGAACAAATGGGTGCGGTCGGAGAACGCGGCAACCGTCCGTGCCATAGCCGATGCGCTAGTCGTGGCGATGCACCGCGCCGCGCAGGCAGGCGCGGGCGGGCAGGCGTTCCCCGGCGGCCTCGGCCGGGCGGGGCTGCGGTACCTGGAGGGCCTGTGGACGGGCGCCGGGGGCCCGGGTGCGGGGACTGCGCACGTCGCCGCGGCGATCGCGCTGGCGGAGTCCGGCGGTAA